TAATGGATGGTGTAGATACTAATGCAATTTTTACAGCTAATGGTAGTAATACTATAACAGTTGGTCCTGATGCTACAGTAACACCTACATAATTAAGTAGCACATGTGTCTGAGTGGTCCAAAGTAGAAGTCTGCAAAACTTTACAACCGGAGGTTCGAATCCTTCCATGTGCTCTAAAAACACATACATGAAGAGATACAAGACAGCAAAATTGATATATGATAGAAATGAAGATCAGTTCTTCATCACAAGAAGCATAGATATAATAGCTAGCTCATTTGAGGATGCTGAATATCATTGTAAAATATACTGTCCTGATTTAGTAGTATGTGAAGAATCTGAGGTATATACAGAAACAATATTAGTAGGTAACCATAAGTTTAATTTTAATTATAATTGATAACATTATATAAGATAGGTAACTCAGATAATAAAGATTATCCTGATAATTTTAGGACAGATTGTAATTATACCTTAGTCCCAATTGGTAGACCAATACTTAATAGAGAGATGTGGTATCATGATTCTAAGGATAAAAATTTATTATTTCATACTGAGATCATTACTAAAGTAGGTTTTGGTTTCCTAAAGTCTAAAAAATGCAAGTACATTATACAACAGATAGAGGGTTAGTTGATGCATTTACAATTGCAGGATCTGTAGATAATCATAATGGAATAGAGTTAGATTATAAATGGAGAGTAGCAGTATTTGATAATATAAAGAATGCAAAGATATTTGCTGCTAAACACTTAGATACAGATATTAAGAAAGGAGAATTTACAGCAATAACAATACCATTGAAGGTATTCTCTACAGTTAAGAATAAAAAGTCAACGTTTTCAATAGATCATCCTAATATATTTGGATATATATTATGTTTAGATAAAGAGGTAGATACAGAAGTTATAGCACATGAGTGTTATCATGCTGCATGGTGTACTTTCTTAAGATGTGTAAAAAAAATAGACTTTTATGATCATAATCAACAGGAGGTGATAGCATATTTATTAGGTCAATTAGTTAAATCATTTTGTAATGAGTATAGTGATAGGGAGTCCAGAGCTAGATTTTTTCGTCCAAAACCCAGTACTAAAAACAAAAAGCGAGTTCAAAGAACTACTAGAAAAGTATCCAGAAAACGCAAGTAAGATAGCATGGGCTGTATATATGATAGAGGATAATACTAAAAGTAATCCCTTAAGAAATATACCTAAAGAGCAAAGAATAGATGAAGTTAAAAAGAACTATTTTAATATAGATATAAAAGTACATAAAGATCTTCTTCTAGCTTATGCTTCAATGTGCCTAAGTTTAGAGGAATATATGTTCAAAATACAACAAGAGAAGCTGTTTGAACTAATAATGCACATGAGGGGTATTACCCTTAAAGGTAAAGATAGTGTAGATCAAACAGTTAAGATCCTAGAGAAGCTAGATAAGATGTGGGAAGGATTAGAGAAAACTAGATCTAGGATGAATGAAGCAGAATCAAAACTAAAAACAAGAGGTGATATTAAAGAATCTCACCGAGAAAAAAGAAGTCGATGAAACCAATAAGGCTATTTCCAAAATTAGAGTCAATAGATGACTTTGTTATAAAGACATTTCCCGTGTATCATCCAGATACAAGGGATTATGCTTTATATTGGGAAGAGCAAGAGAAATATTGTGTAGAAGGTAAATGGGGTAAAGATGGAAGTAAATACAGATTCTGTACTCCAGGACTTTATTATTATGTAAACTTTACAGTAATAGAGGATGAGAATGATAAGAAGTCCAGAGAGTTAATAAGACCTAGGTTAAGAGATATAGATTGGTACATAAATTATGGATGGTTTGTAGCTAGAGGTTTTTCAGGTTTTGAAGATGATGAAGAGTATACTTGTAATATTATAGTAAGAAAACTTAACAATAATCTACAACTAACTCCAGCTGAGAAGAAAGCATTAAGTAGTGCCAAGTTTATAACTAAATCAGATGGTTCTTATAAGACATACATAGATGCTAGAGAATATTTATATGGTGGATGTCCTGCTCCTATGGGTAGAGCTATATATGATAATCCTTCAAGAAATCTATTCTTATTAGCTACCAGAGCTTTAGGTAAGTCATATACAGTAGCTAATGCAGTTTTAGGTCACGAGTTTACATTCTATGGTAAGAAAACTTATGATGAATATATTAAAGAGGGTGCTATTGGATCTCAAACGTTTGTAGGAGCTTCTTTATCAACTAAATCCTCAGACTTACTTAAGAAGTTTACCCTAACGCAGGAGTATAATAAAACACACAATGGAGCTTGGGGAGCTGGAGATGAGTTAATTCCAGGATTCTTTTATAGAAACTGTAGTGGCACACTTGGACCTAACAATGCTAAGAGTGTATTTACTCATAGCTATGAGGTAAAAGAAGGTGGTGTTAAAAGAAAGATAGGCTCTGGAGCAACAGTATATCATGGTATTTATACTACTGATAATCCTAATGCTGCGGTAGGTACTAGACCTACTGTAATGATTATAGAGGAAGTTGGTCTTCTTGAGAATGTAGTACAAGTACATCTTAATAATGAACAATGTCAGTTTACTAAAACTAAGTTTGGATCTTCCTTTTACTTAGGAACTGGTGGAGATATAGATAAAATATTAGGACCTAAGATATTATTTGAGAATCCAAAGGAGCATCAGTTTGTAGATTATCCTGATTTATGGGAAGATAGACAATCTCCAATAGGAATGTTTATACCTGCATATTACGGTAATAGTTTATTCGTAGATGAACTTGGTAATACAGATATAGAAGCATCTTTTGAACAAGAATTACATGAGAGGTCTTTAAGAGAGAAATCAAATAACTCATCAGCTTTAGATGGATATAGAATGTCAAGACCTCTTATTCCATCTGAGATGTTCTTAACTAAGGCTTCTTTTGTATTCCCAGTTATACAATTAAGGGAGAGAGAAGTAGAATTAGATGTTAGGAAGATATGGGAGAAGAATGTATCTATAGGTGATTTAGAATGGGGAGATGTAAATAAGAAATCTGTTACTTGGAAAGAAGATTTATCTAACTATAGGTTAAGTAAGGTAATAAATACTCTTAACTTAGATATGTTCCAAGAAGATCTTATAGGTAAGATAGCGATATATGAACATCCTCATATAGATATACCAGATCCTAATCATGTTAGATCTTTATATAAGGTAGTGTATGACCCTATTCAAGATGATGAATATGGCACATCCTTAGCATCAGTTTTAGTACACAAAGGGTATACAAATCTATACAATGAAGGACTACAAAATACTATAGTTGCAGAATGGATAGGTAGGTATGATCAAATAAATGATAATCATTTAATGGCTATTAAGCTAGCTTTATATTATAATGCTAAAATATTATTTGAGAATAACCTTCCTAACTTTAAAACATTCTGTAAAATGGAAGGATATGTTAATATGTTACAGAGAACTCCATGGGAAGCTATAAAGGATTCAGTTAAAGATCCAAGTAGAAAGAATGATCATGGGGTTGCTATGAGCACACCTCTTAAGATAAATACTGAATTACTTATTAGACAACACCTTTTAGAACCATTCTTAAAGACTGAGACAAAGATGTTAACTAATATAGATAATTTATACTCATTAAGGTTAGTTAGAGAACTAGCTTCTTATTTTAGAGAAGGAAACTTTGACCACGTATCTTCATATAAGATATTAATGTTATGGTTATCACAAGAGAAAAAGAAAGTATATACAGAGGATGACATATCTGTAAAAACTAAATTTAAAGATCAGTTATTAGAATATCAAAAACAACAGCAAAAAATCACTCAACATGAAACGCAATACTGGCACACATACTAAGAAAAACACTAAGTTTGATAAACTAATCTCTGAGGGTAGTATACTCACAGAGGTTTTACCATTTAGAGAAAAGAGATCAAATAATTATCGTTGGTGTGAAGAGTCAGCTGATTATATTCAGTCACTCTCAGCTCCAATGAAAAATGAGGATAGAATACGTAGGTTAAGAATAAACTATAACTTAGCCAATGGTAGAGGAGATGAATTCATAGAAAGTGAAAGTCAATTTCAAGTACAAAAAGTAGAAGGACAAATAGTAAGTTCTGGAACAACACCTGTAAGGCATGCACCTAAGATAAATCAAGTATTTGATGCTATGATAGGTGAACAAATGCAGGCATCATTAAAGTTTACAGCAGTAGATACTAGTGGGTACTCTACTACAATGAGACAAAAGAAAAGGCTAGAACTTAATCAACAATTTATACAAGATACAATCATAGCTCCAATAGAACAGCAAATAGCTATGCAAGTAATGATTGAGAATGGTATAACTCAACAATCTCAATTAAGTCCTGATGAACAACAAGATCTACATAGTGATATACAAAATAGAACTAAATTTAGGTTAGTTGATGATATAGACATGTTTATGGCCAAAGACTATAAAACTCCTGTTGAGACAGAAGTTCAAAAGTTAGTCAATTGGTTAATGAAAGCATGTGATATTAAATATATAACAGATGAAAACTTTAAAAATGTTATTATCGCAGGTGCTGAAATCTATAGAATACATATTAGAAACGGTTTCCCTGTTGTTGATATTGTAGATCCTATATGTTTCTGGAAGCACTCATCTAAGAACAAATTGTTTATAGATGAATCTGATATAGTAGCTTATAGACCTAATGTAACATATAGTGATATATTAACATGGCATGGTACAGAATTATATCAAAGTAAATATAAAGATAGATTATTAGATGTAAGGAGAGGATTTGCTATAAAAAATAAGCAATTAGATAATATAGTAAGCTTTCCTGGTCATGAGATAATATTACAATCTCAACCACCTATACATACACCTGAAGGTCAAAATTATGCTAAAGCTCTATTAACCGTATTTGGTGGAAGTAATTCTACTAATATAGAGTATAGTCATTATTGCTGGAAGAGCTTTGGTAAAATGTTAGCAATAACTAGACAAGATAAAAAGACTGGGCAATTATCAGTATTCTACGTAGATGAAAACTATGAGTTCAATCCTAGTAAGGGTGATGTAGAAGAAGCTGTACAAATTGTACCTGAAATATATCAGACAACAAAAATAGGAAATGATATTTATGTAGACAAAGGTCCACTACCATATCAATATAGATCTAGACAGAATCCATTTGAAGTTAGAATGAACTACGTAGGAGCTATGTATAATACTCTAGGTGGTAATTCAGAGAACGTAGCACCATTAGATTTAGGTAAGTTCTGGCAGCACAAGATCAATATGCAGATGCATAAGATTGATGAAGCTGATAGAAAAAACCATGGTTCTGTACTATCCTTCCCAGTAAAGGCTTTGCCAACAAATACTACATGGAAGGAGTGGATGACATTCATAAAGAATGAAGGTATAATGCTTCACAATGATACCATGGAAGGTATGACTGCAAATGACCTTCAATCTATAAGAGATATTAAGATGGGAGTTTCAAATGAAATTGAAGCTAGAATTCCGTACTTAGAGTTCCTTACAGTACAGATGTCATTATCTATGGGCTTTAATCCTTCAAGGCTGGGATTACAGAATCCTAATTTACCAGTATCAAATAATAGACAAAACATAGTTCAGTCAACAATTCAGACTGAATACATATATAGAACTCACAATAAGGTTATTGAGAACATGATGAATAACTTAGTTAATACAGCTAAGATTACATTAAAGAATAACCCTGTAAAAGCATCCTATGTTTTAGATGACATGTCAGTTGCTGAACTAGAATTAGATAATGATCTCTTAGATATAGCAGAACAGAACATCTATGTAAACAATAGTGTAGAGGATCAGAGGATAATGGAGAGAATTAACTCCTTAGCAGAACCTCTATTAGCTGCAGGTCAAATAGATTTTGAGGATTCTATTAAACTAGGCTTCTCTAAAAATGGTGCTGATATGATTAACATAGCAGCTCAAGCTCAAAGGAAAGTTCAGGCTAGAATGCAGCAACAGCAGGAGATGGAGTCAAAAATGGCTGAACAACAAACTCAAATGTCTATGCAATTAGAGCAAATGAGGTTTGAGATGGAAATGCAGAAACAAGCTGCTGCTGATCAGACTAAATTAATAGTTGCTACAATAGCTGCTCAAAGAGATGCTAATTCTTATGATATAGACAAATCTGGATTAAATGATATGTTTGAACAAAACCAAGAAGATCTGAAATTCAAGAGAGAAGAGTTAAGAGAAAATACTGCACTTGCCAAGGAGAAACTAGACAATGATAAGATGCTAGGTCTCAAGAAAGCACATGCAGATTTGATAAAAGCAAGACAAAAACCCAAAGTAAGTAAATAACTTTAGCTATAGTGATTAAAGTTTATTTGATCAAAACAAGGTAAAAAATTTTTAAATTCTGATTAAACATTATATTTTTGTATGGAAATTAATAGTCCGCTATTCGATGCTTCTGAAATATCATTCACAATGAATGAAGTTCTTGATGCAAAACCTGAGGTAACACAAGTGAATACACCACCAGCAGTAGAACCTGTTGCAGTACCACAAGAACCTCAGCCTCCTGTTGAACCTTCACTTCAAAGAGTAAGTGATATTGGTTTAGCAGCACGTTATTTAAAGGATAAAGGTCTCTTTGAGATTGATGATGCAGATAATGTCACACTTGAAGATTTTGCTCTTAAATTAGAAGAGCAAAGACAAAGAGAAGCTGAAACTTTAAGACAAGAAATACTTGACCAAGCTGGTGAGTATAGAAATTACCTAAATCTTAAGTTGAGGGGTATAGACCAAGAAGTAATAGACGATATAGCATCTGCTACAATAATCTCTAAGATTAAGCTTGATATACTACCTGAAGAGAAGAATGATGCTGAGATAGTTGCTCAAGTAGAAAGAAACAGGGAAAGAATAATAGCAGAAGAGCTTAAACACACTGGTCTTCCACAAGGAGAAATATCCTTAATAGTAGAAGATAAGAAGAATAAAGGTATGCTTGCTGAGAGAGCATTACAATCAAAGAGATACTTTGAAAAGGATGAAGAAGCAAGAGCTGCTTATGTTTTACAGGAAGAAGAGAGAGAAAGACAAGCACAATTTGAGACTATACAAAGGTATCATGGTGAAGTTGAATCTCTAATAAGTTCTAAAAAAATTGGTGACTATAGTCTTAATGATGTAGAAGCTAAAGATTTTAGAAAATTCTTATCTGATGGTAATGCTGCTGTTGTAACAGTACATGATGAAAATAACAGACCAGTACCAGTGAAAGTAAGTCAGTATCAAAAGAGACTATATGAGTTTCAGAATAGTACTGAACAGCAAGTTGCCTTTGCATTATGGTTAATGAAAGGATCAAACTTTACTGCAATTAAAAATCAAGGTAAAGTAGAACAACATAATGCTGTATTTGATGAATTAAAAAGAAGATCATCTGGAGCAAGCAGTAAAGATACTGTAGAGCAAACAGAAGACGATATAATGAAATTAGTATACGGAGAAAAAATTTAATAAAAAATGAGTACACAAACACCAGAAATTTCAAAATTTAGAGTATACCAAGAGCCTAATGAAGCTAAGTATATTTCAAATTACGTTAGTAAAAACGTACTTTTGACTTATTATGATCAAGTTAAAAATGTAACTGATCTCACTAGGATTCCTATGGAATACTTAGATACTATGAGGCCCAGCTTGTCTAATGACTATGCTGCTTTTTATGATTTCTTCGTTAACAGCTCTACAACTAGAGAGATAGACACAGATAGAGTAAGTTGGAAACTAAAATCCAATTCTTACTTTAAACCTACATCAGGTCAAAATCTACATCCTGAGTTAACTCAACCAGGTATTCAGAGATCTGAGTTCTCCATTGCATTAAACTTTGGTGCATATACAGTTCCCGATGTTCTTTATCCAGAACTATCTCCTGAGTCTCAGGTAATGGTAGTTGGTAATCCTATATTTGATGGATCTTTCAACTGGATATATAATGTTAAATTAGTTAGTGGTACAGAGAAAGACTGGTTTGATCCTGCTCTTTTAGCTGCTGGAACTAAATGGTGTAAACTTGGTTCTTCTCATGGAGAAGCATCTGAACTGTATGGTTCATTTGCAATGAGCGGTAATACTTACTTACAATTTGAAAGTGGTATTTCTAGTATAAATAAAAAATTACAAGTAACTGACGAAGCTAATAACCTTAACTTAGCAATAAGAAGGGTTAATGCTTCAGGTATGCCTGATGAAAATTATCCTACCAAGATCATAAGCATGTTGGAGGCTGAATTCCTTAAACAAATTAGGGAAGAGAAAGCTAAAACTTTATGGATGGGTAGAAGTTCTGGTTCCATACAAAATGGGATACAGACTACGGTATCCAATGTTATAGATCAATCATCTGGTTATCCAATCACTAAAGGTCCTGGTTTACAGGAATTCTTAGAAGATGGTAACGTATATGAGTATCCTGTAAATAACGGATCTATAGATATGTTTCAGGATCTTATTGATTCTGTATGGTTTGACTCAGTTCCCTGGGCTAATAGAAAATTAGTTCTTTATACAGGAACAGGTGGTCTTAAATTATGGGAATCTTGGATTGCTGAGAAATTCCATGGCTACGGTGCTCAAATACCATTTGATAGAGTAACTTCTCCTACAACTTCTGGTAAAGTAGTTGGTTCTAAGATTGATACATATGCTTTCAACAGACCTGCATTTACAGAATGGAGAATGTTCCCAGGTGGAAGCATTACTGTTGCTCATTTACCTATATTAGATTCTAGAGAAATCTATGGTCATAGGTTACACCCTGGAACAGGATTACCTACTTCTTCTTACAGATTCATAGCACTTGACTATGGAATAGAAGAAGGTGGACCAAACATCGAACTGTTGCATAGAAGAAATGCTGAATCCTTATTTTATATCTGTGGTTCTGTATCTCCTCTTGGCCCAATAAATAGTACTGGTGGTGGATCTAAAGGATTTAGTCCTTCACACTCAGCAGGTTACTATGAATTATTTTACAAAGATAAACTTGGTATTTTAGTTAGAAATATCAAAAGAACAATGTTATTCGAACCAGCATTTTAATTATGGAAACAATATTAACAATTAGACCAGCCAGACAATCAAATATACTTAAAGACATCAGAGCAAATGTATTGCTTGAATCTACGGATCCAAATGGAATTAAGACTCAGAGAAATTTAGGTAATTTTGAAGGTAGGGTTATTCCAGGAATTGTTGGTGGTAGAAGAATAAGGTGGAATCCTATAATGAGAAAGTACCCAACGGGTACATTAGAGCTAGATGAATTACAAAAAGCTGTGGCTGCATGTAAGTTTAGAAATGACATCTATGGGCATCCTGATAAAGGTAAGTTAATAACTAGTGCTGATCCTTATGACTTTAATGATCCATTCTTTATTAATAAGCAAGCAATGATTAGATTAGAAGAATCATTTGCTACCTTAAAGTCAAATACACCTTTTGAGAAGATCTTTAGTAAATATATTACAGAAGATGGGAACTATAATGTAAACCAAAGTGGTAGCTCTAGTTCTAGAAATGCTAAGTTTGAAGTTATTGATGCAGATACTGCGGTATCAAGTGGTCAAAAAACTAGACTTAGATCTCAAAAAGCTACTAAATTAGTAGAGAATCTTTCTGATGATAAGAAAGTTAAAGCAGCAATGTATTTAGGTTTAATACCTAATGAATCCACTGATAGACAATTAATAGATGATGTTCTGTGGAAAATATGTATAGGTACAGATGCTGTATCTGAAGCTAAGAAAGACATATTAATAGGTCTTTGTGAGTTACCTACTGAAAAATTAACAAATAGATACTTGATAGCTAAAGCTAGACAAAGAGGATTCTTAAAGAAAACTAAAGCAGGTAATCTATTGAAAGGAGTTAATATTGGAACTACTGATTTTGAAGTAGAAACATATTTTGACAACGTTGATAATCAAAATATAATTGATATATTAGAGAAGGATTTAAATACAAGACCTAAAGAGTCTAAAGCTAAAGAACAAGGTGATTAGTGGAACAAGATTACATGAAACCGTTAGAAGAGATATTAACAGAATAAACTCTGAATATTTAAAAGCTGTCTCAGTGGCAGATGTTGATGGTTTTTTAACTGAATCTTGGTTTACAATATATGAGAACTTAGTTCAAAAGAGTGAAGTAAACTCTTTAGCTGACGATAGAATAAAACAAAAAGTACTTAGATCTATACCTATTAAGATTAGCAAGTCTGATAAAGATACTGTTAAAATTAAATATCCAAAAGATACCTACAGAGTAATACGCAGATATGCTAAAGCCTGTAGAGAAGGTTGTGATTCTAGAAATATACAAATTCATATAACTCAGACTTCTGACTTAAATGAAAGTGTAAAAGATACCTACTGGGAACCATCATTTGAATGGGAAGAAACTTTAGGTATTCAGGACAAAGATGGTCTAATAGTTTACCATAACTGCAAGTTTGACATAAACGAAGTAGTTATAGATTATTATACTAAACCAAAACCAATAAGATGTCCTCAATTAATAAAAACTTCAGGTTATAAACTTGGAGCTTATATTGATAGTAATGGTGATCAAGTAACTACTAGTTCTGACTTTGAAATAGATAGTACTGATTTATGGTTGAAAGTTTCTCACTATGCTGCTGCAAAAATACTAATGAGTATGGGAGATTTACAAGGGTATGAAAGCCTAATGAAATCTGTAGAGTTAGATGAGAGAATATTATTGTAATTAAAATTTTTATATAAATGACTGGAAGAAATGCAAGACAAAATGTAATAGCTGCCTCAGGCAACTATGCTATGTACACTTCTGGAGCTAGTGTGTTTTCCTCAACAGGTGAATGTTTAGTTGCTCCAGGACAACTTGTTGTCTATAATCCTAAAACTCTTAAGGCTCTTGGTGCTGGTATAACACTGACAACAAATCCTGAAATAGTAATAGGTGTAGGTGTAGATTTAGATGGTGATGGGGTATCTGATACAATCAGAGCTAACTTTGGAGATAAGCTGTATGGTCACAACCTTACTGCTGCTTCTGCAGAGCCTCCT